CAGAAAAAGAAGTTCCAAACTATGTGTCAGAAATGCAAGAAAATTTTAAGAACGGTTGGAGTATTGAAGAAGGTACGAAATACATTTCTATTTACAAGACATTAGGTAACCAAAAATCTATTTGGGGTGGTGTTGTAAAAGAAGACGGTGGTAAGTTTAAAAAAGGTGATATTTTAAAAGCTGCTGGTTACAAAAAGTTCGCAATGAACGCTGCAAGAGGTAATGTTCTTGAGGGTAACTTTGGTGTTGTTTGGACTGGCGCTAACTATTTATAATTAATGAGAGGAAAATAATATGAGTGATACTTTTTATAGTAATGATGATATAATGCAAGAGATAGATGACTTGCATGGTAAAGTTGACAATATAAATGAACAACTTGGTTTGATGATGAAATTTATTGAGGGTTTACAATCTCAATTAGGTAACGAAGTTGATGCTCTTGCAAAATTAGAAAAGACTAATTTTAAAGAGTCTATTGATATTTTAAATAAATTAAAAATAAAGGTAAATTAATATGGTAACAAATGATGAATTAAATAGTTTAAAAAATATAGCAAAATCAATTTACTTAGATTATCAAGCAGTTATGGCTGGACAATCTAATTTAAATGAAGAGCTACTTGAAAATGAATTTAAAATGATTGCCAAAAAAATGGGGGTTGACCCTCTTGACCTTTGGTGGAAATGTGAGAGTGCATGATGAGTAAACTAGTAGCAATATTAATAGTAGTAATAATTCTAGGTGGAATTACATTGTGTAGCATGGGGGTATGATGACAGACGCAGAAAAGAAAGCCCATGAAACAGCAACTACAACAAAGACTCCTTTACATACAACAGATTGGTATATAAAGTGGGCTGCAAGTATGGTTTTACTAGTGGGTATGTTACTTACTTCTAATAATATTTACCCATTAAATATATTTGTACATATGTTAGGTCTTATTGGTTGGTTAATAGTTTCAATCATGTGGAATGACAGAGCGCTTATTATTATAAACGCAGTAGGTATTGCAATCATGGCAAATGGATTAATTGGTTACTTTGTTGGAGAATAAAATGACAGAAGAAGAAATTTTAGATTTGGATAATACAGAATTAAGTGAAGGTGGTTCTGATTATGATTACTACTGAAAGAGGTAACATAGTTGAGGTGAACGGCGGCATTAAAAAACAAAAAGAATTTACAGCCAAAATTGCACATTGGTGTATAAAACAACTTATGCCACGAATGAAAACTTTAGATATCTGTATTGATTTAAAAAAAGAATTAGATGGTAAAGCAGATGGTTATTGTTGGGAAGGTGGAGATAACCGACAACATTTTATAGAAATAAAAAAGACATTAGAAGGTGATGATTTTATAACTTGCATCATGCACGAAATGGTTCATGTGAAACAACAGGCTCGTGGTGAGATGCAACCTATGTTGGCTGCAATGGAAGCAGAGGCATATGAAAAACAAGAAATATTATTAGAGAGGTGGAAAGATGATAAATGAAATATTGGTAGCAGGATTATTATTCCTAGTACCAGCAGTAGATAAGGATAAAACAAATCCTTTTATATTACACGAAGCAACTTGTCTTGCAAAGAACATGTACTATGAAGCTCGTAATCAAGGAACTGCTGGTAAACTTGCAGTAAGTAATGTGGTGTTAAATCGTGTAAAGGATAAAAGGTTTCCTAATACCGTATGTGAGGTTGTAGAACAAGGGCCTGTGCGTGAGAGTTGGAAGAAGAATGGTGTTATGCACCCTATTAGACATAAGTGTCAGTTCAGTTGGTTTTGTGATGGCAAAAGTGATGAACCAAGAAATATAAAAGAATACGAAGAAATGTTAGATTTTTCCTTGACAATGTTATCAAATAGTTATATACTTATAGACATAACAGACGGTGCTTTGTTTTATCATGCAGACTATGTAAAACCTAGTTGGTCAAGGACAAAACATAGAACTACAGAAATTGGTGACCACATATTCTATACATGGGATAAATAATGAATATTTTTTACTTACATAAAGACCCTATCAAAAATGCACAGTATCATTGTGATAAACACATTGTAAAGATGGCTACAGAGTATTGTCAGCTGTTATCTACTGCACATAGGATATTAGATGGTAAAATGTATCTAGGTAAGACTAAGAACAATCGTAACATCAAGAGATGGCGTCTACCAGATGAACGTGAAGATATACTAATGAAGGCAAGTCATGTCAATCACCCATCAAACATATGGGTGCGTGAGTCCAGAGAAAACTATATGGAACTCTATTTTATCTACATGGCTACCCTTGCAGAATATACTTACCGATATGGTAAGATTCACGGTTCTAGTAAGGCATCTATGATACTTCAAAGACCACCAAAGAATATTATTTCCAGCAAAAATACCGAAATGGCACAAGCAATGCCAGATTATTGTAAGATTAACAATGACCCAATATCTGCATACAGAAACTACTATATAAAAGAAAAGAAAAGCTTTGTAACTTGGAAGAACAGGCCTGTGCCAGAGTGGTATCCTCTGGATAATCAACTTATTAGGAGATAGAATGTCAGATGAGCACGAAACACATGACGCATTTATGAAAAGAATGATGCGAGAAGACTCTGCAAAGAGAGGTCTTTCAGAAATAGAATTACTTAAAAAAGATATGGAACAATTAACAGAAGCTTATTATAGTGCAATGAAAAGAATTAAACAACTAAATGATGACATTGGTCGTTTAAGAGCATATCTAAATGCAACACATGAAATGAGAAAAGTGATAACGCCAGAAACTGCTGAAGAAAAATTAAGACACTATATAAATGTAACAGCAGATTTACGAAAAGATTTAGAAAAAGACGTGGTAGATGTAAACGACAAATATGATGGAGAAGCGCCATCTACTTTAGCATCATTTTATAAAAATTAGTGAGAACATTATGCCAACTTATGTATTGACGAACACAGAAACGAATGAAACTTATACTGAGCTTTGTTCGTGGGATAACTTACAAACAATATTAAAAGACAATCCACACATTAAACAAGAGATGACAGCACCAGCAATAGTTGGTGACCATGTGGCATCTGGTAATCCATCTGGTAAAGGTATGGACGGTGGTATGAAAGAGGTATTCGGTAAGATTGCACAGAACCACCCAAACAGCCCACTTGCAGATAGATTTGGTGATGGTAAGAATGTTAGACAGAAGAAGGTTAAATCTGTTGCAAAGAAACATGGAATAATATAAATACAAATGTGTAGAGGAAATATATTTTTAAACGAATATCCTTCTACACAGAGGGAAGAACTTACGTTTTTCCCTCACTTATTATTGAGGAATGATAATGTCTAAAAAATCAAAGTTAGAAATTGGCTCAGGCAATTTAATATCTATAAAACCCATTACAGACAATCAAAAAATAGTGTTTGAAACATGGAAACAAAAAAAGAATCAGTTTCTATTTGGTTGTGCTGGAACAGGTAAAACATTTGTATCTTTATATCTTGCATTACAAGATGTAATGAACCTACAAACAAAGTATGACAAAGTTGTATTGGTGCGTTCACTTATACCCACAAGGGAGATAGGGTTCTTGCCAGGCGATGAAGAAGATAAAGCTGCATTGTATCAAGTGCCTTATGCAAATATGGTACAGTTTATGTTTCAACAACCTAATGAACAAGCGTTCAATATGTTGTATGATAAACTAAAACAACAAGGTAGTTTATACTTCTTATCTACCTCTTTTTTAAGAGGATTAACATTTGACAACAGTATTATTATTGTGGACGAATGTCAAAACTTAAACTTTCACGAACTAGACACTATTATCACTAGAGTAGGACAAGATTCAAAGATTGTATTCTGTGGTGATTTTGGTCAATCAGACTTATCAAAAACAAACGAAAAGAATGGTCTGCACGACTTCCTAAGAATATTAGAAGAAATGGAAGAATTTAACTGTGTAGAATTTGATATCGGTGATATTGTTCGTTCTGGATTTGTAAGAAGCTATTTAATTCAGAAAACAAAATTAGGATTAGGAATAGAATAATGGACATACAACAATTAAGAAAACAATTAGAAATAGACGAAGGAGTAAAATATGACATTTACCTTGACCATCTCGGCCTGCCTACTTTTGGTATCGGTCATTTGGTTACTAAGACTGACCCAGAAAGTGGACAAGCAGTTGGGACTCCCATCAGTAAAGAAAGAGTCGCAGAGTGTTTCGACATGGACGTTCAGTCTGTAATTAATGATTGTAACAAACTATATGAAAATTTTGACGAATTGCCTGAAGAAGTACAACAAATCATAGCTAACATGATGTTTAACATGGGTTACACTAGATTGAGTAAATTTAAAGGTATGAAACGTGGTGTTGATTCTAAAGATTGGAATCAAGCTGCAGATGAAATGGTGGATAGCAGATGGTATCGCCAAGTAACAAACAGAGCAAACCGATTGGTTGAAAGAATGAGAGCAGTTGGTTCAAAACTTGGAGCTCGTGATTTTTAAGTAAGGTCTATATTATGAAATTTAACCATGAAACAGTAGAGTTGCCTCCTATAACAGCAATAAACAAAGATGGTGTTCGTGTCTATGAAACACCTCAAGGGAAATACTACCCTTCAATCACAACAGTATTATCAATCAGAAATAAAAAAGGTATTATGGAATGGCGTAAGAGGGTTGGAGATGATGTTGCAAACTATATTGCAAGGACAGCTGCTAATCGTGGTACGAAAGTTCATCACATGGCTGAAGACTATTTAAATAACATGCATTTGAACTGGCCTAATAAATGGTCAGAACATCAAAAGAGTTTCTTGCCGTGGTGTATGTTTCAAAAACTTTCTAAGAGATTAGAAAGTATAGACAACATTAGAAAACTAGAGGCTGGTTTGTGGAGTGATAAGTATGGTGTTGCTGGACGTGTTGATTGCGTTGCAGAATACGATAATAAATTATCTATAATAGATTTTAAAACATCAACCAAAGAAAAAAAAGATGAATGGATTGAAAACTATTACATACAATGTGCAGCATATGCTGAAATGTATGAAGAAAGAACAGGCGAAACTATAGAACAACTTGTAGTTTTAGTCGTTACAGAAGATGGAACTGTTCAAGAGTTTGTTAAAGAAAAAACAGAATATATTCCGTTATTAAAGGAATCAGTTGATAATTGGTATAAAGAAAAAAACTTATAGGAGAAGATTATGGTTATAGGAAGAAAAGTTCCAAATGACGTTACGTTTAATACAAGAGTTAGGAACGAATATTTGGGTGGAGATAATCCATACGAATGGCAAGAAATGACAACAGATGATTACTTTAAAGGTAAAAGAGTTTTGATATTCTCATTGCCAGGAGCATTTACACCAACGTGTTCAACAATGCAATTGCCAGGCTTTGAAGAATATTATGATGAAATTAAAGCAACTGGAATTGATGAAATATATTGTGTGTCTGTAAATGATTCATTTGTTATGAACGCATGGGCAAGAGACCAGAAGTTAGAAAATGTAAAAGTTATACCAGATGGTTCTGGAGAATTTACCAGAGGTATGGGAATGTTAGTTGACAAAAGCAATCTTAGTTTTGGTAGAAGGTCTTGGAGATATGCAGCTCTAATAAATGATGGCGTTGTAGAAATGTTCTGGGAAGAGCCAGGCAGAATGGATAATTGTCCAGATGACCCATATGGTGAAACAAGTCCAGAAAATATATTTAATGTCATAACTGGTGGTGAATAAAATCCTATGTTAAGTATTGACAAAGACAATACTTCTGTGGTATATATAATATACGACTTGTTGAAGTGGAACGAAAAGTATACAGGACGAGGGTGCGATACCCTCCGCCTCCACCAAATCTAGATAGTTCCGAATTAGGGGGCGAAATAGGTTCGACTGGTATTGTATAGTGAAACGGAGAGTTGTAGGTTGACTGCTTTATAGGTCAAAAGACTAAATGCAAACGATAATTTTGCGTATGAAGGTTATGCTCTAGCAGCATAGCTATTCGGGGTTTTAGGTGGACTACCTAGCAACAGAATGTCCACCATAGTTAAGAGGGAGTATTTCTCATGTGGAAATCACCAATAGTTAAAGAAGTATCAGTAGGTTTAGAAATCAACTGTTACGCATGTGCTGAAATATAATTAGTACAAATTGGTGGGGTGCAACGCCCCACCTTAACCTTTATTATGACGGAGTAGTTATGGAAGTGAAAGAGCCAGTACAAACACCTAAAGTATTTTCATTAGAAATAGAAAATATAGTCAAAGAAAAAAAGATAACACACATGGACGCTGTTTTGTGGTATTGCCAACAAAATGGTATTGAGCCAGATAAAGTGTCTAGTCTTATTACAAAAGCACTCAAAGAAAAAATAGAGAATAATGCTAGAGAGTTAAACTTCCTACCTAAGACAGCTCAATTACCTATATGAATTTTATAGAAATCTACAAAGTAGACCACAATATTTGTGATAAAATAATTGATGTCTTTTGGAAACATAAAGACCACCATGTAGAGGGTATAGTTGGTCATGGTAACGTAGATAAAAAAATAAAAGACTCTATAGACCTTTATATTTCACATAAAAGTATAAAAGCACTTGGTAACTTTGAACAAGTACTTGTAGATAGTGCTACCAATTATTTTAATAAGTACATCATAAAAGAACAGAGATGGGAAGTTGAAATGGATGAGGATTTCAACATACAATATTATAAACCAAATATGGGCTATCCTCAACTTCATTTTGAAAGAACTGGATATATTGCTCGTAACAGAGCATTAGTATGGATGCTTTACTTAACAGACACGCCAAATGCTGGAACACATTTCACTTATCAAAAACATACGACAGAATGTATTAAGGGTGATTTAGTGTTATGGCCCCCAGATTTTACCCACACACATCATGGGATTGTATCAAAAACACACGATAAAATGATTATGACTGGGTGGTTACATTGGTTAAAACAAAAAATATGACAGATGGAAGCAGTTGAAGTATATCAAATGTATTGTGCATTGAAAGCACACTTTGCAAAGGGTGATTATGATTTTATCAAATACAATGGTAAATCGTCAGCAACCAAGAGCTCTTTCTGGAAACGTAATGACAGACATTTTTTTGTACGAACATCACGAAAGTATAAAGACAAGGACACAATTAGAGATTATCTATTATCAAACTTTATCAAAAATCAAAAAGGGTGGTTAGGTGATTTTAGTGATGATAACTATGTGGAGTGGAAAAAACGTATGCAGAGTTTAACCTACACATTTGAGCAAGAGATAACCCCATTACTAGAAAATAATTCATTCAACGACATATTTGAAATACCAGACAACACACACCCAAAACTATTGAAAGAATATTTGGGTAATCGTGTATCTATGGAAGCCATGATTATCCTTGACAGTCTTGTAGAATATACCAAGAATTGGGATAGGAAAATGAAAGATGATGTGGTTTGGCCTAATATAAATAAAATGCTAAAAAACTACAAAAAGTTCTTGACATTCGATAAAAATAAGTGTAAGATGATTCTTATGACATTAATAAAACAGGAGTAAATTATGTCCAAAAGTTCAGAAGGTTTTTTTGAACAAAAGTGTGCAAAGCAATTAGAGCGTATTCGTCAATTAGAACATGAATGTGCAGAATTGCAAATTAAATATAATGAAATGGGCGAAAGGGTAAAGAAACTTGCTACTAGACAACCAGAGTGGCCTCAAGGGTATCGTCCAAGACGACATTTCAACAAACGTGTATAAGAAGATAATAGTATACGGTAACGGTGAATCTCGTTTGGGTAAAGTTTGGCCAACAAGCATACCAAATGACATAGAAACATGGGGTTGCAATGCAATCTATCGTGATATGAAGGTGGATAATCTTGTATCTGTAGATTACAATATGCAACAAGAGATATATCAATCTGGATATGCTTTAGAGAACACTTGTTGGTTTAGTGATTGGGAAATACTACCAGCATTTAGTGGTATCGTAGATATTATGAGAGATACAAACCCAGCTGAAATGATAAAAGAAACACCAAGAGTTGGTAGAGGTAATGTTGTCATACAAGGTAAAGAACCAGAAACCGTCCATGCAAATGTAAAACAAGCTATGGAACAAAATCCAGATTTGGATTATAAAGATTTAAAACAAAAAGCAGAAATGAACATAGGAATATACATCACATGGGTTGATGATAATGATATGGTCAAAGATATAGACTATCCTAGTGGTTGGTCTGCTGGTAATACTGCACTACATCTTGCATGTCAAGGTGGTGCTAACGAGATATACATGTTAGGTTTTGACAGTAGTGACTATTCAGAACCACTAAATAACGTGTATAAGGGTAGTGATAATTATCTGCCCGAAACTGCAAAGGGATTTAATCCAGTCAATTGGAATAGCCAACTTAATACTATATTTAATGAATATACTATTGTGAATTTTAAGTGGGTTAATCCAATACATAAAATGATTAGTGAATATCCTAATGTAGAATATATAACATACGAAGATTTATACAATAACATACGATAACATAAGGAGATAAAAATGTCGTTAGATTCATTACGAAAGAGCAATTCGCTCGATAAACTTCTAAATGCAGTAAAAGAAGATTCTGCACCTCAAGAAAAGAAATCCTATAAGGACGATAGATTATGGAAACCAGAGCTAGATAAGTCTGGTAATGGTTATGCAGTCATTAGATTTCTTCCATCTTGTGAAGGTGAAGATTTGCCTTGGGCAAAACTGTGGAGTCATGCTTTTCAAGGGCCAACTGGTCAATGGTATATAGAGAACTCTCTCACTACCACAGGTGGCAAAGACCCAGTTTCAGAACTCAACACTTCTCTGTGGAATTCTGGAGTTGAATCAGATAAGGAAATTGCAAGGAAACAAAAACGTAAGTTGCAGTATTACTCAAACATATATGTTGTGAGTGAATCTAAGCACCCAGAAAATGAAGGTAAAGTTTTTCTATTCCGTTATGGGAAGAAAATCTTTGACAAGATTATGGCTGCAATGCAAC